TATGTGAGACGAGCAGAATATACAACTCCCGATGGACGTCCTGCGCAATTAGCGCCGTGTCCTTCTGGTGTAATGCCTTTACAAGATGAATCCTATGAATGTTTAGAATTTGAAGGAGATTCTGTGCTCGGTGTATGTGTAGCAACTTATCTCCGCAAGAAATATCCGACCAAAAAACAGGGATTTCTTACAGATGCTCGCAAAGAATTGGTGAACAATGACAGAATAGGACAATTATCACAAATAATAGGACTGGATAAGTTCTATGTTATTTCAAGACACAATGACGAATCTGCTACGATTAGTGGGCGTTCCAACATCAAGAAATTGGGTGATATCTTTGAAGCATTTATAGGAGCACTCTGGACGGATTGTGGAAATAGATTTCATATCGTCTATGCATTTGTTATCAGCGTGATGGAAGCCTATCTTGATATTGAAGAAATTGTAAATACGGTAACCAACTACAAAGATGTATTTCAGAAATTCTGTCAAAAAACACTGAAATGCACTCCTGTATATGAGTTGATTTATAACGATACGAAAAATAATGAAATCAAAGTTGCTGTATGTGATGACAAAGGAACTGTATTAGCAACAGGGATTGCTTCTACACGAAAGAAAGCAGAGCAGTTGGCTTGTAAATGTGTTCTTACCAAGATGGATCCTACTTTCTCCGACGAGTAAGTCTCTTCTGAGTGGATAGCTTAGCCTTTCGCTTACAAGTGAATTTTTTCAATGTTCTTCCAGCAGGAATAACAGACCGAACACAAATCGCAATCGCACTGGATTCATCTTTTCCTGTTTCCCGAACGTGTTTTATACATCGGCATAGTTTGTTCGCAGGACGTGTTCCTTTTGCACCTCCGGATACCTTGATGGCCTTATTTATTATTTCATCTATCTCTGCAGTGGTATTCTTTTTCACTTCTGGACTTTCTTCGTAGCTTTTTGCTATATCATATGCTTTTGGAGGACCGAGTGTACCTGGATTGTAATCATCTATACGATTGCCCAACACTTCTTTTTCAGACCTGTTTATTTCCTTTATAAGCTGTTCCGTAGTAAAATCATTGACTAGCATATTCAAGATGTTGTCGGTAATGTTATCAAATACATCATCGGTTATAAGTTTGTATTGATGCATTCCGGTAATAATAGAAAGAATATCAAAGACTCTTGAAAGGTCTTCTACTGCTTGATTAACACCAATTTTTACCCCTGCACTATACCCTATTACAACACCTGTTTTCCATTGAACATAATTAAGAGCATACTTAAATTTATCATTGGTTCTATTTTTGATGAAATCACGAAACCTTTCCTTAAACTTTTCACGGGATTCAGCAATACCAAAATCGTGAATAACTAGTTTATCACCTTTCCAAGCAATGTTACCAAAATGCAAATCCATATGAACGAATCTGCCTTCAATTCTTGCCAACACCCTCATCAATTCATACAATTCAGGAACCACAACATTTTTTGGTCTACTTATTTGACCCTTTGAAAACACATCCTCCTCCTGTTTTGGTGTGATGATGTTGGTAAGATGAGTTATTTTTTCAGGCTTGGTTATACTAAAATCATCTATAGCACATTTCTTACCTTTGTTACCGGATACATCACTTTCCTTGACTTCAAAATTGCTACAAGATTTCTCAAAAAAATTGAAGCGATTTCTTATTTTACCTGGATACTCTGCTTCTACCTCATCCACAAACCCCTTTACCATTTTTTGGGCTTCTAAATCCTCGTCTCCATAGACGACACGAGATACATACTTGCTTGGATCGTCAATGGTTGTGCCATCCAGACACTCTAATGGTGGGTCATATACACAAGTGTTGGCACCACTTGCTAAAAAGGCACCTCCTTTTCTCATTGTTTAACCTGCCGAAGAATATTCGTATCACATTATAAATAGAAACATGGGAGGAGGATTACTTCAATTAGTCGCCTATGGCGCACAAGATGCTTATATCAGTGGAAATCCGCACATTACTTTTTGGAAAGTCCTTTTCAAGAGACACACCAACTTCGCTATGGAGGCCTTCCGTGTCAACTTCACTGGCGCACCCCACTATGGACAACGATTGGTCGCCACCGTCAATCGTAACGCGGACTTGATTTTCAAGACCTATGTCCAAGTCACTCTGCCAGACACCACTTCTGTATCACCAACTGTTTACTGGACTGGTGATGACCAGAGACGTATTGGGTATGCTCTTTTGAAGAAGATTGAGTTGGAGATTGGAGGTCAAATCATTGATACTCATTATGGTGAATGGCTCTTCCTCTGGGAGAACTTAGCCTCTAGCTATGATGAATCCGTCAAACTTGATTCCATGCTTGGAGGAAGCATTGGTGGTAATTTTACCACTTCCACTTCCTGCGGAGGTCGTCCAGGTGTCTTGTACATTCCTCTTCAATTCTGGTTCTGTCGCAACCCTGGTCTTGCCTTGCCATTGATTGCTCTTCAGTATCACGAGGTCCGCTTCAATATCTACCTTGGTAATGCAACTGATTTGGTCAGCACATCCTCTGGATATTCTACTATCGGTGCAGCCGCCGCAGCCCTTCCTCAAATTCGAGATATGTCGCTCTACATTGACTACATCTATTTGGATGTGGATGAACGACGACGATTTGCTCAGGATTCTCACGAATATTTGATTGAACAGCTCCAATATGGTATGCCACAGACCATCACCTCTGCAAATGCTCGATTGGATTTGACTCTCAACCACCCTGTTAAGGAATTGGTCTGGGTATTCCAAGATGCTCGTAAGACTGATTGCAGTTCTACTTTGGCAAACAATGTTGGATACACTCAACCATTCACCTACGATGACATTGTTGACAAATGCAGACTTCAGATTAACGGACAAGACCGATTTGATGAGCGTTATGGAGACTATTTCTGGAAGGTCCAGCCATACCAACACCATACTGGAGGTGCTTTCTGGCCAACTCGTAATTCCACTGTACAGACTTATAACGGTGGCAATCTCTCTATTACCAACTGTAGCATCAACGGTTCTACTCTTACAATCAGTGCAGGAGCGATCACTGCAAATGGCGTTATCAGCCCAGCATATATCACTGAAAATATGATGGTAACTGGTAGTGTAACTATTTCCACTGGTCAATTTGCAGGTACTTACAACATTCCACAAGGAACTTATATTGTAGATTACGGAACTGGTGCAGGTGGTGCAAATGGAACCTACGAACTCAGTCAAACAGTTACTCCTGCTGCTTCGAGCAGTGCAACCTTGGTATTCTTCCCACCAAATGTTCAACAAAACGGTGCAGGACAATACAATCCTATCAACGTGTATTCCTTTGCTCTCAAGCCTGAAGAACATCAACCATCTGGAACTTGTAACTTTTCTCGTATTGACACTGCTACTTTGGTCTTTGATAGCATCACTTCTACTGGAGCCGGTACTTTCCCATCCAAAGCATACCCATACAACTTCCGTATCTATGCAGTCAACTACAACGTCTTCCGCGTAATGTCTGGTATGGGTGGATTAGCTTACAGTAACTAAATGATTAGTCAACTGGAAGCAAATTTAATAGCAGCAGGAGTGGGTGTAGGATTATTAGTGACCTGTTGTTGCTGTTTATTTATCATACCTATCATACGATATGTCTGTATTAGGTAAACATTTCCCAATTCCCTGGGTCTGTTGCATCATTACCGGTGCTGGAGCCCCTGGACTAGGACAGGTTTTGTGGTCGTGTCCCAATATATGTCCTATTTCATGTGAGACTACATACTGCCGATATCGTTCAAGAGGTAATTTGCTTTTATGCGCACCGTGTTTCCAACGAAATTCATTCAAATACATATGCTTACCACCCAATTCCGCGCAGGAAAGTGTACCATCTTGACACCCATTTGTTCGCAATGTACTCTGCGATGAAAGATGGATGATGATATCCCCCTCTGGTTTGTATATAAATTTGTATCCCTTGCTCTCCCAACCATTTGGGTCAGCAAGATATATCTGTAAAAGGTCTTTGAATTTGTTGAGTGGATATTTTACATCATCATCTATCACTACTTGGTAGTAGATGTTCTTCATTATTATACTTTCAAGAGGAAATAGGTAATTGTAAACCCAAGCAGGAATTCTAAAATATCAATGCAGAGATTGATGTCGTGACGATCAAGGATTTGATAAAGAATAAAAATGGAAACTAAAAGTGGAAATTTAACAGCAAACATACCGAAAACAAAATGCCAAAATGAGTTCATACCATCTGTAAAAATATTGCGTGGAATAGTAGATGTTGGAAACGTTCTTAGCTTGGACCTACTTATGGCCATTTTCCGCAGGAATCCTTGCCATTCTGTTTCTAGGACTTCTGACCATAAATCTGCTGTTGTCTCTGTGTATATTTGCTCTGTATCTTCTTCTTCCAACAACTCTGATTGATGATTTCCTTCATTGGTCTGTGGAGACGATTCGCAAGAAGTTTGAAGACTACTTTCTTCTTGTTGAGGAACATCTTGCTGAGACTTTCCCGATGGTAAATCAGGAGAGGATACCGAAGTCGGCATTGCTATTATGGCATCCACACAGTTTAATGTCAGTCACTCCAACGATCCATTGCTCGTTCCGAATACATGAACTGGATACAAAAATAGTATCACACGGAATCTATCATTTCTTCCCGTTTATTCGCGATTTTGCGAGACTTGCAAATAGTATTCCTGCTAATTTTGATATTATGAAAAAGACGTTAGAAGAGGGACATACAGTATCTGTTATGCCTGGAGGAGTACGCGAAATGTTATCAACCACAGATGATAAAATAATAAAATTAGTTATTCGCCGTAGAAGAGGAGTATTTAAATTAGCATTACAAACAGGAACATCATTGGTACCGATTCTTACCTACGGAGAACATAATTTGTTTCCACCACTAACATCTCCTACTTTAAATTTATTGAACGAACTCTTCTATTCATTCTTTCGTATTGCCATTCCATTGACAAGTTGGACTGCTATTAAAAACTGGATCAATCTATATTATCATCCACTGGATCCAGTAACAACCTATGTCGGAGAGCCAATAAAGGTAGAAAAGATAGCAGATCCAAGTGATGATGAGATACTTGATTTGCGTGATAAATATATCAAAGAATTGAAAAAGTTATTTGAAGAAACAAAACCTGATGGATATAGTTTAGTCATTGATTAATTGATTAATGTATGAAGACTATAGCATTTTTTGTTATGAATTTTAGTGAAAGAGGAACAGAAACAGCTACTTATGATTACGCTCATTACAATGAGACAATCTTAGGTAACAAATCTTATATTGTATGTTTTAAACATGTATATACTCTGGGACTAAGTATGCAACGAATTGAAAGTCAGAATCCGTTTGAAAGATTTAACAAACAGTTCACAATTCTTACAATTGAAAAAATTGAAGATATACGAAATCTTATTATTTCATATAATCTTGATGTCTTTTATAATTTAACAAATCATGCAGAAGATAGATCATTTCAGTACTCAAATAAAGAGATATGGCAATCATGTAGGACTGTTAAACATTGTGTATTTGATACTCGCTATCCAGATGCAGATATTCATCTTTCAATAAGCGATCAACTCAATAAAAAATACAATACGAATATAACCGTTCTTCCACATATGATAGATGTAAATTCAGAACAGTCCGATCTAAGAAAAGAATTGAATATTCCATCGGATGCTATTGTATTTGGAAGATATGGTGGAAGCGATACTTTCAATATAGACTTTGTAAAAGAAGCAGTCGTAGAAGTGGCTAGAAATCATAGAGATAAGTATTTTATCTTCATGAATACTCCACCATTTTGTGACTGGATTCCAAATGTTATCTTTTTAGGATTGACAGTTGATCAAGTATATAAAAGAAAATTCATTAATACATGCAATGCTTTCTTACATGCACGCAAAGAAGGAGAAACATTTGGATTATCTATTGGCGAATTTGCAGTATGTCTAAAACCTATACTAACACATACAAAAGCAGATGATGAAGCACATTTGCAGATATTAAAAGACAAAGCAATAATCTATATTGGTAAAGAAGACTTGATAGATAAACTAATCACTTTTTCAGAAAAAGAGTATGATATGACTGAAAATGGCTATCTTGAATATACACCAGTGAATATTATGAAACTATTTGATTCTTTGATCTGTTTCTAAAAACAGAAATCTTCTCTTTTCACCAGAGATAACATATTCCATTTATTTGTGCTGCCTGCAATTGTCTGTTCATCAGGATCTTCAATAATAAGAGGAATAGCCAATGAATGTCGTTTGCAGTGTCGTTCATCAAAAATAACACAATCGGTTACAAAATGATAATCATATGGGATAGATAAATCATCTTCTTCAAATAAAATAGTAAAAAAGAGTGCATATTTTCGTGAAATAATATATCCCTGTGCTCCCCAAGGATTTGCAATTCCTACATTTTTTACCAATTTCATACCGTAATTAAGATCTTCTATTTCACCAATCAGAACAGTATCAGAGCAAGAACCCACAGTAATTATATCTGCATCTCCAATATGGTTTACCACCTCTTCCAACTTCTCGTTGAATCGTTTATCAAATCGCACATCGTCTTCAATAATAATACAGAATTCGTCGTTCGTTTCTAAAAATTTTTGCATACATCGCATATGGCCTAGAGTTGCTGCTAATCCAGTAGGATATGCTGTTTTTCTTTCAAAACACCGCTTGCCTCTGCGTTGAACCTCTTCATCAGTTGCAAGTGGGGCTTGGACAAATACTAACTCAAGATTAAGTGGGGCAGATGCTTTTGTCAAACGTTCTTTCCGACCTTCGTCGCAGTTGACTACAAAAACCTTCATTAATCTTCCTTTACATCAATTCTTAAAATAACTTAATAATATTGTGGGAATGTGCGTCGCAAAAGTGCATACACCAATCCGAAAACAACCGCATGAGTGAGAGTCACGACCAACTTAGAACCTCCAGGAGGTAATCGGAGCAGCAAACCAGGAGACAAAAGAATAAACAAGAGCACGGGGATAATAACGTTCAAGTCCATTTATCTTTGCTATAGAATAAAAATGGTCGTCAAGTCTGCTGGACTCAAGTTCAAGTATTCCCTCTATTCTGCTCTTGCGTTTTTTCTTATCGCAAACCCTGTCACGTTCAAGTTTGTGAATAGCATCATTGGGGGTGTCGCCAACGGTGGCTGCCCCACTGCCTTCGGATTGTTGCTCCATACCGTTGTTTTCCTCCTGGTTGTCTACGGATTGATGTCGTTGCCGCAGGACCAGGCTTAAACATTAGAAAAATATTCTTAGACAAGGACATATTGATGGTGAAACGCATTCATACTCTGGCTTTTCGCGCGATGGTTAATTCACAACCCCCTCCAGCAAGGCTGTTGTATGTATTAACACCTCCCACGAACCTTAAAAAAATAAAAGAGTTGGAAGACCAACTAAAAACTATGAAAGAAAAGCTTAATAAACTTATTCTTGAGCATCAGTCTCGTCTGGATGACGGGAAGTAAGTTCAAATCCATAATCATCTGAAACCAATTTTGGCTCGTGTCGTTTTATAATTTCAGCCATGACATCTGGTCCGTGCTCGGGTAAGATTTCATTGAGATAGCGTTCAAGGTCTTTCTTTGATAGTGTCCATCCCTTTTTCCATTCATTTGGTTTCTTCACTTTGAACAGCATCTTAGATTCTTTTAACTCAATCTTTGGTGGCAACTCTTTTTGTTCATTGTAGAGAGCAGCAATATCACCTTCCCAAGCACGCCGTTCATCTCTCAATGCTGTGACTGCTTCTTGGTATTCTGTAAGTTCCTTATTGACTTGGATATAGTGTGTTAATAAAGATTTTAGTTTTTCCATTTGTTGTGTACATTCATTCTGTTAATTCTTAAATATCCGTTTTTTACAATGGCGTGGCTTGATAAAGACGAAGTCAGTAGATTTCGTAGTGTCTACAACTCTGAACATCCTCACGAATCACCTATTCCTGCGGGTTCATCCGAAGAAGTATGGCACTCTTTGAAAAAGCGTCTTCAAGACAAATGCAATACCGGTTCAGCAGAGTGTATTATTTCTTCTCTATTACGAAGACCCAAAGCCCCGCAAGAATGGAGTGTGAATCGGTATGAATGGCTATCCTCGGATGATATTGAGGCAATTGAAAAGAACTATATGGATTTGTTTCCTGACTATTTCTGTGCGGGTGTTGTGCCGATTGATTTTGATTTGAAGAATGAAACCAATCAATGTATCGTGAGTACGGTATGTGCTATGAAAATTGATGAACTCTATAAACAGGGCAAACAGCAGATTGGATTGGTATTAAACACAGACCCACACGATGGACCAGGTCAGCATTGGATTGCCGTATTCTGTGATATTCGTCCAGAACTGGAATATCCCCGTATGACCTATTTTGATTCGTATGCCGAACATCCAGAACCCGAAGTCAAAACCTTAATGAGACGATGGAAGAAACAGTGGGACGCTACCAAGGTTCATAAGCAGGGTATGAAATTGACCTACAATACCACTCGTCATCAGTACAAAGATTCGGAGTGTGGAATGTATTGTTTGTATTTTCATTACGCCTGTCTGATGGGTATTCCAATGGACGAACGCATTCCAGATGAAGTCATCAACTCGTTTCGTAATTTACTATTTAAAATGCCTAAATAAGTAACAATGAGTGACACAGTGATTGGAGTTCTTCTCGCAGGATTTCTAGGGTACCTAGTGTATGATGAATTTCATAAACAAAAAAGCATAGTTCTTCCAAGAAAGAGATTATGCGATTACTATACCGCAGGGTCTGTCTTTGAAGATATTCCAACCGTTCTCAACAATGGTTGCCGACTTATCGAATTACATGTCTATTCCGACGAACAGGACCAACCAGTTGTCTCAAAGAAGCCATTACAGCAGGGATATGACTATGCGGATGACAATGTGACATTTGAACAGGTTTGTATAGACATTGGTAATCTTGCGTTTCCATCCGCAGACCCATTTATTCTTTCCATCGTGCCACATACTCAAAAAACTGTAACATTCAATCGTATGGCAGAGATTTTGACAACCTCTGCGACTCGGCCTCATCTGGTTAAGGGAGAAGTGTCGCCTACCACACCTATCGACGAACTAAAAGACAAAATCATTATCGTAGCAGGGGGTGTAATCGCAGGAACAGAGTTTGAGAAACTCGTAAATCTGGACTGGAATGGGTCTCTATGTCGCCGATTATCTTACAATCAGGCCGTCCATCCTCGCGACCAACCGGAATTGGTTCAGTTCAATCGCCATCGTATAACTTTAGTGGGTCCGGATATGTATCTTGGAAAAACAGGAATAAATAGGGACACACCCTTTGCGTATGGATGCCAGTGGAACCTGTTTTCAAGTTCTTGGGCGCCACACGGGTTCGTGGAAAAACATGTTGAATTACAATAAATGGCAACTGAGTGGATGAAACACGTCAAGGAAACTATGAAGGCTCACAAGGGTGCTGCGTTGAGCGATGTCCTCAAGATGGCAAAGAAGACCTACAAGAAGCAAAAGGGTGGTGAAGTGGCTCCTTTCAGCGAGACGTATGACCTCACTTTCGCTGGACCAAACAACGCCAGCCCATCTGCCCCAATCCGTGATGCTGCCCCTGTCGGTGGTCGTCGCAGAAAGACTTCTAAGAAGACCAAGAAGGGTAAGAAGGGTTCTAAGAAGACCCGCAAGCATTAAAGCAAATTAATATGTGAAACTCGGTAAGTTTTCGCGTGATCGCGATCTTTCGTACGGCCTCCACCTTGGAGCTTACGACAGGTTTTACCGTGATATGATTTCTTTGAACATCCACTTTTGTAATACATGACATGATGTGCGTATCCTTTGTAGTTTGGTATTTTCACTCCTGTCTTCTTTGAAAGAACGGACAACAACCGATACATCCATTTCATATAACTCCTGCGATTGACAAGAGTCGGTTCATTGTCTCGTAGATACAACTGGAATGTCTCTCGCAATTCTTCAAAAGGATAGACCTCTGCCAAACTGTGTAAAAATGCTCGTTGTTGGCACATTTGAGGAGGTTCTGGAGAATCGGGATAATTAGCGGCCAATGAGAACAGAAAATCACGTCCAGGCACGGAAGTGGGTTTCATGTTTTTATACATCTCTTTGACCTCTTCAAAGGTCGGGTCAGCAGGTGGTTTGATAATGGTTGGGTCAGTCTTGGCTTGTGTCCTCAACTTATCATTCACCATGTTGTGAATTTCGTAAAACCATTTCGCAGGGTCCTTACGAAGAGGGTGGTCGTTCATGAACTGCGTGGTGCTCTCACGGCAGTATTTGCAGGGTAGAATGTTCTTTATACTCAGGAGGAAATCATCCGGATGGGGTGAAAAAAACGCAATGTGATGAAACAGTTGCCACGCACTCGGGCCCCAGTATCGTGTATCAAATCCCATTTAACAATTATTATAACCGAAGATTAATGATTAAGTAAAAACTTAAGGAAAGAAAAAAACTCTCCATTTGATTATAAAATGTTAGATACCCGTGATATTATCATCCTCACTGCTGCGTTCTACCTCGGATCCGTCGTCTCCACCTTCTTCAAGGCCTTGTCTGATGGTATCATCACTCCTATCCTTGCCCCAGCTGCTTCTGCTGGAAAGGGAGTCACTGAATTCAAGGTTGTCATTGGTGGCGTGACCCTCAATGTCGGTGAAGTCGTTGCTTCCCTTGTCAACCTCATCATCTCCTTCGTCGTGGTGGTCTTCACTGTCGGTCTCCTCCGCACCTATGTTCTTTCAAAGATTGGTGCCAAGAGAACCGTCGCTATGGAGTAAATATTGATACCTAATAATACAAATGGTTTGGTATAATCCGACAACTTGGTTTGGCGAACAAGACTCTTCTAACCAAGAAATTGGTGTCATGCCATCTGCTCCAACATCTTCCTTCGGTTATGGAGGCAAAAAGAGAAAAACAAGACGCTCTAAGAAATCAAAGTCTAAACGCTCACGAACCGGAAAGCGATCCAGCCGCCTTTAGGATATTTCCCATATACATCTTCAATTCTTTTCACCAACTCCTGCGTAGTAGCACCTGCTCGAATCTCGTTCGTTCGTTTCCATTCCTGGAATGAACTAGTGAGTGCTCCCTTTGTAACAGGTTCAACCTGTTCTGTTTCTCCCTCAATCTTTACCAACATCTCTCGTAGGTACTGTGCGATAACATCATTCTCATCCTTGTACTCTTCGCTGTATTCCTGAACCTTCTTTGGAATATCAATCTTACGAATACCATTGTTGGTCTTGTAAAGATGAACGAGATAGGATAGGAATGCGGTCGCCCATTCTTGACTCATAGTCTTTTGCATCAACGATTCATCAATCAAGTATTCGTTTGGTGCCTTTGGATTGTGAACGAACTTGGAAGTGAAGTTGATAACAATCAATCGTCTCCAAGTACCTCCATCCTTCGCATTAATCTTGGGCTTGTCATTACAGGCCAAATGTAATCGGGCTTGAAC